ACTTGTGAAACCTTCACTTGTGTAACTTCCTTGAGAATATACCATCATTAAATTTGCGACCAGCAGCAATAATAATCCCGTGATTAGAAATGCGGTTTTCATTCTACTTATTACACTTTAGATAATCTCATTGGTTTAGAAGCCGGAGTCTAGAGGATACCAATGAATATGTCTTGTATATTTCTTTGTACCCAATCTCCGTAAAGTCTCGCACTATCTTTTCTTTTTGTTCTGTCTCATCCCAAATTATAAACTCACCTGAGTCCGTTATTAATGTCATACCATACGCACTCCCGTTGATTTCTTTACTTTCTTTTACCGTACTTAAACCTTTTATCCAAACTCCATCAACCCATTCATATAATTCTGTATTCCATAACCCATTATCATCCTCTATTCCATCTATCTCGGCAGAAACTACACCTAAAATATCTTGCTCCTCGTTATCCCTTGTTAGACAACGCATACTCATATTTGGACACCATAATGATGATATGGCGGATATTTCCATAAATCCCATATTTGTTTTAACTTTTACATTATTACCCATAAGTGGCATAATTATAGATTTTAATCCATCTTTCCACTTAGAATAGTTAGAATTATTATTTAGCATTTTAAGTATTGTGTATGTCCAAATATATTCGCCAAGTTGATCATTATCATCGAATTCCTCCCAGTCTCTAAACATAATAGGATTATTGATTTCTTGGAGTTCTGAACTAAATACTGAACTAAATACTGGAATAGTATGCGTTGTTGTATTAAAACAATATAGAATATTTGAAGTATTGTCTGTCTTTTTAGCTCTTTCATCGGATGATACACACTTCCATAACATATCTGTCCCAAGTACTAAATGTGATCCTGATACTATTACTCCATTAATATTATATAATTGTATATCTTTACCGCTCATTAAAATTATGGCTGTTACTTTTCCACAATTATTACCAAGTTCATCGCCAATTTTAATATCTTTAACTGATTTTATAATGTCTGTATCCTTTTCTTTAACTATAATTTCGGATGTTTCTGAAAAACAAAACCCACTCTTAGCATTACTTGCTTCTGTTGCCAAAGATCCGCCAATTATCATGGTCAATGATAAGACTGCCGCAACAATTGAACCCAATACCGCTAATATCATTGGTATAAATGGAAATAGTACAAAAATTAAAATAATTATAATTGCTAACATAATTCCACAAATAATAAGAATAACTTTTATTATAAACTGAATAGCATTAATCATACCACGAAACATTGTTATACCCATATATAACATAGACATGGCCATAGCATTTGCCCGTCCCATTGCCATGCGAAAATACTGTATAATTCGACTTATTTCATAAACGGATCTATTAAATTCACCAAAGAATTTGGTTAAATATTTAGAAAACTCTGCATACATTGTCGCCGCAATTTGGCGTACTGTATCTACCATGTTTATCGCAGAACCTGCTAGATTTAATTGTTTATCAAACAATGCATTAACTGGAATCATTAATAAATTCATAAATTTATCAATATACGATTTCATACAAAAATTAAAATTGTCTTGAGTAAATTTAGTACTTGTTCGCGGATCTGAGTCTGGTTTAAAAAACATTGCTGCGGTCATAACTGGGAAATCACATCGCCTACTATCCCAATTATTCATTACACCTGTTCTTTCAAGACCTGCGATGGTTAGTCCTAAAGCTAAGACTAAGCCAAAGGTTATTAACATAAATGGCCATTTTGAGTCCATCTCCTTTTATCATCTTAGATAAGTCACCTGCTTAAAAATTCATGATTATATTTTATATATTTATATATTTATATATTATTTATGTATTTTAGACCGATGAACATTAAAAACGGGCAGTTAGCGGAGCTTTGCTCCGCTTTTTGTAGGCCTATTAATGTTCATCGGCCGGCGGCAAACGAACATTTAAAATGTTCGTTTGTCTAAGATTCTAAACACTTAGAGTAATGTATTTCCGAGTCCGGAGAGCATAATTCCATATAATCTCTTATTCTTAATCCATCTTCTAGCTCAATTTGTGAATTTGGAATTACGATAAATGAGACCAATTCAGTTCGCATTTCTATAATTTCCAACTTTTCACCAAATCTCTCCCATCTATTTAAATCTGGATTCCAATATAATGTCGCAGGTGTTATAATAGTTCCATTCTTTAACTTACACACCTCATTTACTTCTCTGCGAATTAATCCAACCACCTCCGATCCCGTTACAAGTTTATCTCCAATTTTGATATCTTTTGCTAACAAACTCACTCCATTAAGTGTCTTAATTATTGTGTTTTCTCCAATCGCCGTGCAATACTCCTTAAATTTATAGGTTTTATCAACAACCGTAGAATTAAGTCGACCCTCAACAAAGTTCATAGTATTCTTATCACCATCGGTAGTTTCATCATAATCCAGAAAAATTAGGTCATAAACTGGAATCCTATTATTACTCGTATTTAAACAATATAACGGCTCGTCTGAGGTCCAAGGCCCTAGTTTTATTGAGTCTGGATGATCTCCTGCCATAATTGGTTTTCCTAAATACATTACATAGTGATTTGTACTTACTGTAACTGGACCGAGTCTAACCATAGATTGTCCCTTAGAATATAAACAAAATGTGGCAGTAACTATGCTGTTAGTTTGTAATAATACATCTCCAATTTTAATATCTTTAATTTCCATTAACCCCTTTCCTTGAACATTGATTTTAGTATCCTTAGGAAAACAGAATACATTTAAGAAAGAGAACAAAAATGTGTTTGTAAATGATGTTAGACCAGTAATTCCTGATAATCCCATATACATCACTGAAAACATAAGAGCATACATACGACTAATCAATGATTTAATATGTATCGCCGATATACGCAACCTAAAGAAAAAGTTGGAAATGCGGTCAGTAAAATCTTGAAATACTACATTGATACCACCACCAAGTGACGAAATCGTATTTCTTAAAGAACTAATAGAATCAAATACTGATGTAAGTAGCGTTGTAAAATTCCCGAACATACTTCCCATTGATCCCATCATTGGCATTGATTGAGTATTAAATATCTTTCCCATACAAAACTCGAAATTTTCTGCTGTATTATATCCAAATAAACTCGCAAATGGCATAATCATTGGATTACATCGTTCTTCTGCCCAATTTTTTTTGATATTTCCAGCATCAAAATATTTATTTATAATAAATAATAATACAAATGCTATAGTAATTATGTGTGATAAAACAAACCATGCATTGCTCATTGACCATAATTCTAACTCAGCTGCCATCTTCCTATTCACCACTAACAACCAAGTATTGTCATTTTCTCTTGGTCTATAATTATGTGATTAATATCAATAGTTATTACAAAATAACTAATAGAAATTAATTAATATTTTATTTCTTTTCTTTTAATTCATAGTTTTCTTTTATCCAATTACGATCTCTTACAAAAATTTTACTAGCATCGGGAGCAGTTTTTACAGAAAGTTTTGCTACTGCGTCTAATTTCCTATACACCGATAATGCCCCATAACGCTTAATTGCTTTCTTTAAAGCAGTCTGTCGTAGAGAATCTGATAAACGGTATTGATACCCATATTTAATCATATCTCCCTTCCGGAGTTTACCAATTCCCTCACCTACCCCCTTACCTGGTAAACCACGATTCTTTACACAACTAGCATTAACCTTAATTGTATTAGCTTTAGGACGTACCGTATATGTAGTACCTTTACGTCTTACCGTAAATCCAGATGCTTTTACACTCGGACGAAATTTCCGCGTATATCCACTTCGTAATATATACCCTTTTGGGCAATCAGATGACATTCCCTATTATTCCTCATTAAAAGAATCTTTTTGAATATATTGATGGTCCTTATAATTATTTCTTATATAATTCTTATATGGAATTGTATCAACTGGTTGATTCTTTTTAAAGTAATCAGCAAGCCAAATTAATAACATACTTATTGAATGACGTACCTCTTTTGGAAATTTGTCTACATTATTACTAACATTACCCTTTTGCGCATTTAAACACAAAATATACAGATTATTGAGATTTTCTTCGTATTTATCTAATAAATCTTCACTTTGGGCTTCTTCTGTATTTAATTTAGGCTCTAAAATAATATTATCATATATTTCATGTTTTAGCTTCAATACACTTTTTCTAAATTCAGGATCAATATCGGGCGGCGGCACATCATTTTGTATAATTTCATCATCATCTGATTCTTCATTATTAGACCATTCATTATTACTCATTTCACTACTATTATTATATGTTATTTAGCAATTAAACCATACACAATACATAATCCACCAATTACACAAAGCATATTCGCAGAATTAACTGTAAAATTCTCCTTTATCACCTGCTTTGTTATTGGTTGTGGAACAGGTGGATCATATTTTGTATTCGCATCTGCCTGCGCAGATAACATTGTCAATGCTGTATTTGTTTTATTCATTTGCTGTTTTACAATATTGTTCCCCCCGGGACCCACAGGAAGCGGTGAAACTTGACGACTTTGTGCTAAATTAGTGCCCCCCTCCATTCTACTATGTGTGTAACGATATAAAAAGATTTTTCTATATTCTACCAGATTGAAATGGCTTTTAATAAACGTCCAACAGCTCCACTTGAAGGCATTGATGAAGCTACCGCTCGCGCAGAATCACAATCCCTTGACTTTGATCCACGTGTTCGCGCACGCTTTATTCGTGAAATGCTCACTGATGTCAATAACTGGCTCCACCAGGGGCTTAACGAAGAACAAATCCGCGAAAAAGTCCCTGAATTCGCCGAGAAATACCCTGAATTATTTAGTAAACTTATTAAAAAAGAGGATTTATCACCTATTCAAAGTATGTTGGCAATGCTTGATAGAATGGGTGATGGAAACATTTCTCAACATCAGGCGTCTATCATTATTGGTAAAAAACTGGTTGATAAATTTATAAATCCTGAATTGAATGGTAATGGAAAGAAATAGGTACTCTAAATCTTACACACCATTCATGACTTGATTTTTTATTATTCTTTAAATAATTCTGAATCAAGTGTGTTGCTTCGCTCGCATCCCTTTTATTAATTATGAAAAATACTTTTTCAAGATACTCGGTTTGTCTAATGAAAGAAAATGTTCTTAATGAGCTAAGAACATTTTGATATTCAATCGGCAATTCAATATTAAATAGTGACTCCACACATTGATTATTTTCAAGCATACTACACCATAATCTAAGTACATCATGAACTTTATCTGTAGCACCTATAAATCCTTTTCCAATGAAATATTGCTCAGGATTACAAGGACGACTCATAGCAGGCTTATAGAGCATCCATTCCGTAAAATGACAGGATAATAAATATAATAAATCTATTGTTTCCTTCTCATAGAAATCAAATATCTTTAAAATAAATACACCCCCTATTTTTAATACCTCAAAACCAATCTTAGTTGACGCCAACAATAATGGAAAAATCATCTTTTCCTGCTTTGAATAATCACACGAGAAATCAAATCCACCATCAGCCGTGAAAATATCCATCTTTCCCCCATACGATGGGTGAATACAATAATCAATGAAGTATTGTTGATTAATAGGCTTCATAATATCTCCAGTATTATCTTCACCATACAAAATTCTGACATTTCGATTCTTGTATAAAAACTGAGACGCACGACGCCATCCTGGCACATTTGTCTGCCGCGATTTCAATGTCATGGCAATGCTTGTTTGAATCTTCTTCCTATGCTTACTAGCTTCATCAAATAACGCCTCAATAAAACCACCTGGACCTTCACATACATGCGCACATCTCACATTCTCTAAATTAGACATATTAAAGAAATTGATGATTTCAATCATCTCTATCATCTTAAAATAAGACCGCGATAAAGGCTTTAAAGAACTTACTGATTCAGGAAAATCATCATACTTTTTTTGTGTATAGACTATTTCATACGGATTTACAATCTTCTTATAATACTCCCAATTTTTACCATTTAATAGCCCAGATTCATATTGATTAATTCTATTCCTATACTCATGTAATCTAGCCTCCTCATCCGAAATAACATGATTACATTCTTTTGATTCAAGTTCAAATGATGTAGCAATTATAATATTTCTTCCAAAAATTGTACAATTATCCCAAGGATTTAATATCTCCTTTTCAGATGCCATATATATTATACACAAACTAGCTTTAGATTAATATTATTTTTTCTAAAAAATAATATTAATTTTATGTTTTTTTAGGACCAATCCACATAAATGTAGGTCTTCATTGTGTCTAATGTTATTGTAGTATCAGGAAATCGTTCATGAAGTTTACTTATTATTTTTGGCATATTCTCTTCTATAGAAACATGTCTTAACACTGTCTGTCTTCTATGAAAATCTCTAAGTAATACTTGTAGTTTTGTTGTATTATTATACGCTGTTTGAATTATCCGATCCGTTAATAATTCAATAATGTCTGAAATAAATTTTTCATTACAAATATTTTGTAAACGCACACGAGTAATTGGAAACTCCATCTACCATATAAAAATTAATAAAAAATATATCATTTTTTATTAATTTTTATATTTATCCCTATTAATTTTTTAATCAATCACATCAATCTCAATATCAGGCTCCTCAATTATCGTCTTACCCGACGGCAACACCATATTCATCTGAAATTGCGTAGTTGAACAAGGATCCGCCAATTGAAGACCTGCCTCTCCTAATCCCGTAATATCCCCTTCCTCTTCATCTTCTAATACACCCTTATACTTATCTAGATCAACTGACTCCAATAGTTTACTTAACATCTGATCATCCATTAAGATTTGAGAGAAAGCTGTGCCCCCGCGGATTGGCTGACCCATCATAATATTAGCAGATACACCCGTCACTGGATCCACCTCCCCAAATAGCGCCGCCTTCAATAGAATCTTCTCAGTCTCCTCAAATGATGCCTTTGCCAACGTACCAATGTCATTCTTATTAATACCATACCTGTCAATTGACATTAGACGACCAAAGCGGGTCATAACATCGCATAATAGACACAAATGACGGTAATTCACACCTACACTGTCGAATAGATTATTAATCTCATTATATAGAATGGCACGCGTAGCCTCAATTCCTAATATTTCATATACATCCCACACATTCGTCGAATACAACCTCGTCCCATCTACCGCAGGATGATTCATTACCTTAATAAAGTTGGAACCATCCGTGTCAAGAATATACTGCTCCACCTGCTCATACTTTCCATCAATCATCTCAACGGTCTGTGTATCCTTTCGGAAAGTTACACCTTTAATACCTGGCATACCGCGAATTACAATAATGTTGAGAAGCTTGTTCTGGAACTTCTTGAGATTTGTAAAAGCGTCCAGTTGCGCACCCGTGTCCTTATCCTGACGGTCCTTAGTCGGAAGACGAATACGCATTACCAACTTATCCGAATTATAATCACTATACACCACATTGATATCCTGATTCCAATGATTCTTAATAACTGAAACAACCTCCTGAATTGAAATATTGCGATTAAACATCTCCTCACGATTCAACTCAAGACGCAATATCCATTTACTCCACTTATCCTCTCCGCCTTCGTCTGCCATTAACCCTTCCTCAAAGAGCTTATAAAACTTTAGCAGGACTTTATCTTCGTCAATTACTGTTTCGTCGTCGTTATCATCCCAGTAAATGGCGATTTTCTCTGTAATATTTCTTAAATTTGTTAGCTCAAGATCCTGTACCACTTCACGGGCCTTATCTTTATTACTACGATACTCGGGTTTTAACGTAATTGTTAGGGAAACCGCCTTTGGATTCTGCGTTACTTTTAGAAGCTCCCTTAGACGCGGTACACCTCGGGTTACCGCTGATTTTGATGCTACACCGGCTTGATGGAACGTATCTTTTTCTACTATTAATTGTTTTGTTGTGAAATTTCTTGTACTTTCTACAGTTAAGTCGTAAACCCATCCTTCACCCATTGGACTAATTTCTTCAATAGTTTTAATTTTATCCCATACTACATCATTTGTTGTATTCCATTTAGACTTAACATCTTCTACATTTCTATGAGAATGATATTTATCAAGACGTTCTTGTTTATATCTTAATGATAGAGTAAATGTCTTCGCAAATAGATTAGAATATTTCGTTGGAATAGTAATAGTATAACAATGTGCGACTGATTTAAATTTTTGTAGTGGTGGCATATAATTTGTCATTTTACTATAAATATTATAACGGGCTAGAATAAATTGAATTCCTTCCAATAATTCTTTAGATACTGATGTAGCGTGAACGGTACCACATCTTTTATCTACTGTACCATCTCCACTAATATATCCATCAATTGTTCCTTTCATGAAATCATCTGGTGCTTGAAATACCCAATTAGGAATATTTTTCTCATAACTTACACGACCAAACCATTCTTTCATTACTTTAGCAAGAATTGTTGAATGAATTATAAGTGATGTAGTTGTTCCTTTAATACCAGTATTTTCAATTTCCTTTTTTGTAGATACAGTATGAGTTCCTACATTCCAACTGTCCATAAGTATTTTAATTTTATTCAAATATTCAGTATCATTGTTTGTAATAATAATTTGTGTATTATTACTCATTCCTTCAGAAAGATATGCGCCACAGAAGAAACCGAAATCATTTGTAAGTTGAATTGTTTCAGGAATCTGACTTACATCTAACTTCATATGTTTATTATATACATTTTGAGGACGAATATCATTTGAATTATGTCCATTCTGAAAGGCATCACGAAACGCATCACTGCGACTATATGGAATTGTAAATAAAGTTCCTTGATTTTTCTGAAACCAATGACGATCTTTAGAATTATTCATTACATCTAGTGCCTTTTGTACTTCTGTACCATATAAATAATTAGTAGGTGGTAAGATGTCACGCATATTTATTTCAGTAATATATCCTACCTGATCTATAACAAGACTGTTCGCAATTGGTAAAGAATCTCCAACATTTAAATCTGATCCATTTGTCTCAAGAACTTTACCATTTTGTAATGTTAAGAATGATTTACCCTTTGTTGCTTTTACTTCACGTCCTGATTCAAGAGTTACTTTAATAATTGTATTTGTACCATCTTCATTAATAACTGGATGACGAGTAATAGCCTCTAATTTAGTCCATTTCATATTACCATCTTCATCACATGAGATTGCTTTCCAATCATTGCCATCATTTAGTTCTATATATATTTGTCCATTAGGAAGATGTTTAATTTTAGAATCATTATCACAATTCATATAATAATCATCAATAAACTCTCCAATCATTGGAGTTATGATTTTACCATTCTTCGCAATGATGATTTCTGTGTCCCAATCTACAGAGTTTAACGTCATTTGTGTTGCAGGCTCGCCAATTGACTGCGCCGCCACAATTCCAACCTGTTCTCCAGGCTGAATCCACGACTTCATGTGCGTAACCAGAATAATCTCCATCAACGTATCATACGCGTCCTTTGTATAACGCTC